TGTCACATTATCCAAACCAGAAAAAGTATCAAACGTTGCTCCTGTGATTGCAGTAGCTAAAGGGGTAATATCGTAAAACTGTTCTCCGTAATATATAAAAAGTCCTTGAGAAGTACCTATCGCAGTATATCTCTCACCTTTTAAACTTGTGAAAGCTAATTGAGCTCTAGCTGCTCCTGGAACAGTTTCTTGATTTACACTTAATTGTTGCCAGCCACCTATTTTTTCTGGTGCCGTATATCTAAAACGCACAAAGTCACCATCTACCCATTGTCCTGGAAGAGCGGATGCTACGCTTTGCTTGTTAAAACCTGCTGCAAAATCTACTTTTTTTAATGCCATAGGATTGAATATATAAGGTTTTTGTTATTTTGGTAGTATTATATTCCACTCTAAGGAGGATATCAACTGTTCTAAATTAACTACTTTTGTAAAAATTCTTCATTTCTTATAAAGGAGACAGTAGGTATGGTGGATTACTGTCTCCATCATAAGATTACATCATCGTTTAAACCAAGATGGAAGTCCTAAATGTGGACGCTTGTCAAACATATTATCTTTTGAGCCTGGGGTTTTTCTGTTGTTATAATGAAGAAATACTTGAGCACAATCTTTACCTTTAAATTTTTCTCTCCAATGCTCTAGTTCACAACCAGAATATACCAACATATCACCTGGTTTTAAATTTACTTTAATTCCTTTTTTACCTACTTCTCCAGATGGTTCTAAATAAATAGGCCATTCATCACCACCTAAATTCATAGTAGTAGATATTTCACAGCTAAATCTATCTTTATGTCTTTTAAGAACATCACCTTTTTTATAAATTCTTGCATAAGTATATGCAGGATATAATTTTAATCCTGTTGCTTTTTCCATAACTGGCTGACATTTTAATAGTAATGTTTCCATCGCTATATCGGAATAACAAGAATAAGTATTTGGAATCTGTTCATTCTCACCTTCATAATAACCTAGTAAAGTTTCATATGGAGAAATGTATCGTGCTTGACGACAGGTATCTAATACCTGTCTTTTCATATAAAAATAGTTGTACAAAAATAAAGCTAAATCTTTATCGATTGCTTGTTTTATAACTATATATTTATTTTTTTTAAAAGACATATTATAATTTAATTTGATTAGTGTTATTATTAATTAGGTCTAAATCAAAAGCTATTGTAATTCTTTCGCTACTACAAGTATCTGTGTAGTGAGGAATACAGTTTTGAAACAAACTTAATTTACCATTTATATTTTTACTTTTATATACTTCAGGGTCATTAAGTTGATTTATGGGGTTTATGTAGTAAGTAGATGTGTCTTTACATTGTAAACAAAAATGACCACCTAGATATGAATCAGGTGTTAAATTGTGTGAATGGGCTTTAATACTTTGTCCTTTTTTTAAAATATTATACCAGCCTTTAATATATAGTTTATTATAATCTAAGGAAAAATGTTTAGTTAATTGTTTATTAAATTTTATAATTTCTTTTTTAAGTTTATCTAATTCTTTGTGCTTAAAAGTAAAAATATTAAATACATGATGTCTAGCTGTAATAGAGTTTTTTCCAAGTCCCGTGTAACCATCTGTTTTTGGTTTTAATTTTAAAATTTCTTTTTTCTTACTTTTTAAAAAAATACTTAAAGCTTTACAGTCAATGTCAATATTTTTTTCTGCTATGTAGTAATCCCACTCAGGGGCAAAAAAATTGTTTTTAGGAGGACTTTTAAAATTAAATAATTTAGGTAACATCTTTAGCCATTTCTTTTGGCACAGCTTGAATATTCCAATGTATAAATCTAAAAGGTTCTATACCATGATCTACAACAAATTCATGCTCTAAATATCCTGGAAATATAATTAAAGTCCCTGGTTGAGGTTTAAAATGTATAAGGTCTGTACCATTTTCAATTGTTTTTATTCCTTGTTTCATTTTTAATTTAGTAGCTCTAGCTCCGGTTCTTGGTTCATGAAATACTGGCATCGATGTTTTATCACTACACTTTAAAAAATAAAATCCTGATACATGTTGATTCCAATGTACGTGTGCTGAATGATGACCACCACCATTTTTACTAAATTCTTGTACCCACATTTCACTAAACATAGTTTGATATTCTTTCATGTCATACCCATGACTATCTAAAAATTGATAAGATTTTTCTCCAACATAATTTCTAAAATCTATAAAATCATTATCTAAAGTTAAAGGTGTTGAATGATGTGACCAACCAAAATCTTTTGTAGCTTTTATTATTTTTTTATCTCTAGTTCTAGCTTTTTTAATATATTTATCTGTAGCTTTAGTTAAAGATTTTAAAAAGTCAGGTTTTTGTTCTGACCAAATAGGTGTTTTAAAATATTCGTGTATATTCATATTATTTAAATGGATATCCTAAGTTCCAAAGAACTAAAGAATATCTTGTTCCTTTTGTTACTGGTTTAACTCTATGCCAAAGAAAAGAAGGAAATACAATAATAGAACCTTTAGGTAATATTTCCTTTGCTTTTATTAAATGATTATTTTCATCTCTCATATGAGGTTCATAGTTTCTATAATCAAATTCTAATTCTCCTCCTTTATATTCGGAGCCGTCTGTTAATTGACAAGTAACAGATAATTTTCTAATCTTACCTTTGGTTGGTCCTTCTTCTTCATAAGGTTTGGGCCAAGAATCACAATGCCAATCATAGTATTGATTAAGTTTATATTTTGTAAACTGACACTGTTCACTTCTATCCCAATCATAATTCCAACCAGCTGATTTGTTTGCTTTTTGTATGTAGGGGTGTATTTCTTTATAAATCCAATTATCATCTAACCAAGTAATATCTGAATTTCTTTTTTTCTTTAAATTTATTATATCATCTCTGTTTAATTTTTTATTAGCATAACCTCCTGTTAGAGCTACTTGTTCTTTTTTAGCTAATCCATGTTTAATGACATCATCACAAAATCTAGGTGTAAGTGCTGATTTAAAATACCAATAATAATTAGATAGATTCATAGGTAATTGTTTGAATAATATTTAAATTATCTTTTTGTTTGTTTGTTATGTAGTACATATTTGTAGAAGGAAACATAATAAACATATTTTGTTTAAGTTCCATATCCCAACTTCTTCCTTTACGTCTATTATCGTCATAATAAATACGAACATTACAGTCACTAGTTTTAACTCCGTAAAGTAAAACATAATCTGGTGAGTTTCTAAAATCTACAGGATCTATGTTTAAGAGTGGAGCACTTGATTTTTGAGGTGAGTACATATCTCCCCATGTTTCTTTATTAATTAAATTTAATTTATATTTTAAATTTATATGTTCTTTTATATAACAATTTAATTTATCAAAAGTTCTTGAAAAGTAAAATTCTTCGTCAGTTAAATTCCAATGTAAAATATTATGGGCTAGATCAGTAGGATCTATCTCCCAGTTTTTTGGCATTGACACATCGCCATAATATATAGACTGTTCCGTTAATACTTTCTTCTGCATACCTAAATGTAAGGTATTATTTTTTTTTTATATTGTCAAGTATTAAGAAGATACAGGATTAATATCTAAATCCCAAGATTGATTTGTTTCATTCCAAAGATAATTATATCTATTAGATACATCTGCCGTTTGTTCTGCTGTTAATTCTGGTGCATCACCGATTGGTGATTTCCAAGAAGCAGTTGGTATATTTTTTACCCAAGATTCATGTGGTTTGTGAGGCCAAAAAATATTATTTGTTTGATCCCATTCATAACCAATTGATGCATAATTTCCTCTAAAAGGTGTACCACCTTTGACGTGAGTATTGTTAATTGTATTATATGAAGTTTGAATCCATAAATTTGCAGGCCAATTATTATGTTGTTCTAAATAAGCTTGTCCTATTGATTCTGCTTCAATTCCTTCAGAGTTTGTCATATCATTATTATCTAAAGTTAAAACTGTTAGTACTTCATTTGTTTCTGAAATTTTTGCAAAATGAGCCATGTTATTATGCTACCCTATACCTTATTAAAACTATTCCTGAACCACCATTAGCATTAGTACCGCAGTTTAATCTACCGCCACCACCACCACCAGTATTAGCTGTTCCACTTGTACAGGGGAAAAGTCCACCATTCCCGCCGCCACCTAAACCACCTTCTCTTGATGATCCAGCAGGACTGCAGGGATTTGTAGTACCACCACCACCACCTGAAAAATAAAAACCAGCAGGACCAGCTTCTCCAGCAGAAGCACCACATAAAGCATCTGTAGGCCAAAATAAACCATTACCACCAACTCCTTTAGCTGGATCTGCTGGTACACCTCCAGCTTCGGCAGCACCGCCACCACCTCCACCACAATAAGCAGCAGCTGAAGTACCACCTGGAAATCCTTGAGAAGGACTAACAGGAGGAGTATTACCAGTCCCACCACTTCCGCCACCGTGTGCTGTACCACCACCAGATCCACCGGGTCCAGCAGGGTTACTATATGCAAAATTTGAAGCAGCACCACCAGCAGTACTTGTTAAAGAAAGAAATGAAGAAGGACTACCTGGGTTACCTATAGTTCCGTCTGAGTTTACTGAAGCACCACCAGCACCAATAACTATTGGATAACTTGTTGCACTTACAGTACCGCCTGCGCAAACAGCTCTACATGGAGCACAAGTAAAAAATTGAGAAAATCTCATTCCGCCAGCACCACCACCGCCGCCAGTTCTAGAACCTGAACCACCGCCACCAGATATAATATAATCTACTATGTTTCCACCTGTTCCACAACCAGACCCACAACCTAAAGCTGAAACAGTAAAGGTACCTGGACTCGTAAATTTGTGAACTTTATAATCACCTATTGTGTATATTGCGTTTCCACCTGTAGCAGTCATACCTGAAACCCAATCTGAACCACCACGACCAGCACCAAATCCGCTTGCTGATCCTGCTCCGAATGTTGATTTTAAAGGCATCTTTCTTATCTCCTTATGTTACGCAAACTGTGTTTGTGAAGCTAACACTGTAAACGTTGCGCTTGCAGTTTTAATAATTGTATATGAATAAGTATCTAATGAACTAACATTACCAGCAGAGGGGGCTGTTCCGCCTTGCCATTCTGGAGTAACAGTTGATCCATCAATTTGAAATACACTATTGTAATAAGCTGTAGCACCTTGAGAAACAATGTGCGCAATAGTAATTGACTCACCTGTGTCCATGATTGAGTCCAATGAATTTGATCCATCACCTCTAACATTTAAAGTCCAGTTAGCTGATGCATCTGTTGTAAAATTCCACACTGCTTGTGTTAAAACATCATAGTTAACAGTTCCTGTAGCAGCTGTTGCTTCAGTTGTAACTTTTTCTGCAACACTTTGAATTTTACCTTGGCCATTGAAAGTTGTTCTACCAATACCTTTTGGTGTTAAATTTAAATCAATATTAGTGTCACCGCCCACTGCTGCAAGTGAAGGTGTGTTGCCTGTTGCTGCATTAGTTATGCCAAAATTATTAACCGCTGCACTAGTAGTTGTGA